CTGCCTCCGAACGGATCGTAAACAGTTTTTACAAAATCCATATTGTCGAGAATTTGCTCAATGAGCTCGACGGGCTTCTGAGTAGGGTGCAACTCATTCCCGGACCTGCTACACCTCAAAACATTGCCGTAACCTTTGTGGCCGTCGAATTGTGCCTTGCCTCGACTTCCAAAAAGACAGAGCTCGTGCTGGCTCCTCCAGCCTACGCCCATTCCGGGTGTTTCTTTATCCCAAACAATCATAGAGCGGACGCCGAAGCCTGATTTTTCGATAATATCGTATAAATAGATCCACATGCGCCAATCTGTGAACACATACGCAAAAAGAGGAGTGATACCCTCGAAGGCTGAGGTTAATAAATTGATATAACCCCGGGTGCTGAGTATGTCATTTGCAATCTTTGGCGCCTCTGTCTGGCCTTTTCTTACGGTTCCGATACTTCCGGTAGCTTTTCCGCTTTCTTGGTGGCCTCCGCTACAATATGGAGGATCCGTGAGCATAAGCTCCGGTGCAGCTCCGTCGAGAAGTGTCTCGCGGTCCTTCGGGTTTGTGGAGCTTCCACACATAACTCTATGACGGCCGAGGATCCAGACGTCGCCCAGTTTACTGAATGGCTCCGCGGGAGGCGGGAGCACGTCGTCCTCGTTTTCTTCGTCTTTGTCATGCTCAGCCTCGCACAATGCTGTCGCAAGTTCCTGATAGAAGGACTCCTCGTAACCGGTCAGCTCAAACGGGATAGCACCGGTGTCAACTGCTTCGAAGGCTTCGGCCAGTTTTACGCTGTCTATTTCTGCAAGCTCAGCGATCCGGTTGTCTGCCATAAGATCGGCGAGTTCCTCCTCCTCGTTGGCGTAGTTCTGATAATCAACGGGCGCCTCTTTTAATTTGCCATACTTGGCCGCTGCGAGTCTGCCGTGGCCTTTTACAATCAAACCGGAGCGGGTGCTCACCGTGATCGGCTGTCTCCAGCCCGTTGCTTTAATTATGGCCGAGAGAGCTCTGATCTGATCGTCCGGGTGCTTATTTGGGTTTAGAGGGTTTTCTCTGAGTTCCTTTATAGGCACAATTTTGTCATGTGCACAAAAAACCGGGTGGCCGTCCGCGTATGCTTTCGGCTCTGCTGCGGTCGTGTAGTCCATGTCATTGATCTGTATCTCTTGGCGGTTGGCTTTTGTTCGTGTCTGGGTGATTTCGAGCGTTTTCTTTTGTTTTGCCATATTCTCAAACGCCTCCCTTCTTGATTTCTTCCTTTTGCCATGCGCGCAATTTATAAAGCGGCAACGCCAGAGCGCCTGCTGCCAGCACCAGCAGCAAAACGCCTGCGCATATTATGGCCGCTGTCATTGAGTAGCCTCTGCCGGCGGTTCTCCGAAGCGAGCAACTGCCAGCTCGTTGTATTTTGTGTAAATACTCTCGAAGGCTGCTTTCCACTCTGGGCCGTGCTCGTCTCCGGGTGCTGCTACATGCGCGAGCTCGTGGGCCAATATTTCAGGTACCGCCGCTGCCGGGATATGTCCGGCCACTTCTATGAGCGGGAGGCTGTTGTCGTCCGGGTATGTTGTGCAACCTACCATTTCCGTGCCTTCTTCGTCCACAATTTTGTCAACCAGTATAGCCTCGTATTGCTTGTCTGGGTATAAAATCCCAAAAGCCTGAGCGACGAGACTGCTCGGATCGTTCAGAAATGGGCTTTTTAATAATTCCATGTGTGTGCCTCCTTTATATTCAGGAGGGCAGCAGGGCCCTCCCGTGATGTTTCCGACATTGGTGTCGGTATGTTATGCGATAATTGTGATATTTTCGCGCTCCGGTATGTCTTTGAGTGCTTCCATAAGGTACGCCTTCACGTTAGCGACAGCCTGAGACTTCCAGAGGCCGCCGTCGGCTGCTACGAGCTTAAAGGTAGGAGCGCCGCCTCTGCCTTCGCTTACTCTGAAAACGAAGTCGCTGCCCGGCTGCTCAACCTCCAAAAAGGTGCGGTATGGGATCAGGTGTACCGGATTTGGCACGAGAACATTGTCCTTCGTTGTTATTCCGGTTTTCATAACAGCCTGCTGAGTCACACCGTTGTCGGAGAAGGTTGCTTCCTGAGTGTTGACTATATTACTTGCCAGAATAGTGACAGCCTCGCGGTCGTCGCTTTCCTTAAAGCATGACTGCATAGAGACGAGAAAACTCTCTTGATCGTATTCTCTGCCATATTCAAACTGCGGCAGCAGGGCGTTGACTTCGAAAAGAGTCTCGCGGTCGCGTTCTTCCATGAGTCCAGAATACAACAGCACCTTCGTGGCGCTCACGATCTGTATAATCATGTGACGGCCGCCCATTTCTTCGCGCAGCTCTTTGACGTAATCAATTAACGAGGTGAGAGTTGTCGCCTTGATAGTTTCGGCCATATCTGGGCGATCGTAGCGGGTGAGGTTTTTCGTGCAGTATTTTCTCCCGTTGATCTCGATCTGCTCAGGCTTTTCGGCCTCGACTGCTAATTTTGCGATATATTCGATTGCTTGCTTGATACCTTCCATGTTTATGATCCTCCTTATTCTATGCGTTTGCGGCTCTCTGGCCGATGTTTACAATTTTATAGCCGTCCTCTGGTCGTCCGGCGGTCGTTTGCTGGTCGTCCACCGGTCGCCCGTCCTCTAAAACTTCGCCAGTCTCAGGATCGAAGTCTTTGCCGGGTACAAGGGCGCCTGCTGCCGGTGCAGCGTTTTCCGGTTCCTCAGTTGCTTCGGGTTCCGGTTGTTTGTTTCTGTTTTTCAAGTCTAACGGCTTACCGGTAGGAGCCTGCTGCTGGACTGCTGCCTGCTGTGTCTCCTGAGCCTGCGGCTGCTGCGGTGGAGCTGCTGCCGGTTCTGGAGCCTCTGCCGGTGCTTCAAGATCTGAGAGAGACATTTGCCCTCTGATCTGGCCGTCATATTCTGCGATCTCGATCTGGCCGGTCCTCATGTTTACTCCCATAATCATTTGCGTGTCAATAGCTTCGGTAGCTGCGAGTTTTGTCGTGACAGCGATCTGGGTGCTTACGAGCTGGCGCGTCTTATTTGGTGCAAATTTGATCGTGATCTGGATCTGGCGCTTTGTTGTCGCTTCTGTGTTCGGGTTCTGAATATTCTCAGCCACCTGCACAAGCGCCTCGTTGAGCTTCTCGGCAAAAGCGCCGCCTGCGAGAGCTTCGAGGTTAATGTTGCTCTGTACTTTCTGTTTCTTCATCGTTTGGATCCTCCTTTTGGTTTGATTTGTTCAGCGTTTCGATCTGAAGGCTGAGCTGATAGGTTGCGTATGCTACAAGGTGCAATTCTGAGGCTTTTCTTTTCTGGTCTTTGTGAGTGATTGCAATGCTTAACGCCCACAATACCAGCATAAATACCCAGAGCACACAAGCAGCAGCTCCGATCATTGCGTCTGCGGTCATGGTTTCTTTTCACCTCCTCCCGGTTGTGATATTCCGGCGCGGATAGCACACTCGGTACATGTTCCGACGGCTCCCGCTGCCATTGCCAGACGTGCAAGATCTGACTCCCAACACTCGCGGCCACAACGCGGGCAAGTGACAAGTCGCCAGTCTGGGTTCTTGCTTTCTGGAATATTGGAGCGGAGAGGCAGGCACAAGAGGCCGCCGTCTCCGGGTTTCCACGGTGTTATTTTTACATTCACGCCAGCACCTCCTCGGGTGGTTCCCAGTTCCAGAGGCCCTGCTGGCCTTTGGCCGGTACCGGCTCTTTCAGGCGTTGCACGTTTGCGAGCTCCCACGCATAGCGCCCGAGAGTATAATCTCCGAGAGCCAATTCCTCCGGCGTTAATGTTTTGATGTATTCCTCAGTAATGAGGTGACAGTCTACAAGCTCGGCTGTGGCGATAATTTGGCCGTATTCAAAACACGTTAAAAGCTGGCCGTTTGCGACGCTTGCCTTTTCTGTTTTCTCTACCATGAGTCTGAAGGCTTCGTCAGACAGCAGCGGGAGCACTTGCTTTATCGGTTTAACTGCTGCATGTATGGCGATCGGTCCTCTGTATGATGTTTTCCAGCCTCTTGTCTCGTTTTTCTTCACGCCGGCCGGTATAAGCTCAGCCCACGGCTGCCATATTGTGATCGCTTTCATGGTGTCACGCTCCCTTCTGGATAGCGGCAGCGGTCCAGTTTTTCACAAAAGTGGCGGTGCTGCTATAAGGGCAGTAGAGGCGGCCGTCCGTGGTTCTTGCCTCGAATGTGCCGCGACTTCTCGTATACTTCACGATAAGTTCGTAACGCTCGCCGTTTGTAAATCCCATTGAGCCGTCAGCTCCGATAAATGTACCGAGGATCTGGAGCGATCCGGTTTTGGTTTTCGGGTTCTTTAAATCGTTGAGAGCTCTCTCAAGCATTGGTGGTACCTCCTTTTGTCTTTTTCAAAAATTCCAGAGTGCCTAAGTGATTGAGCCCAATCTCAAACTCTCCGAGCTCCTCACGTTTCAGGTGCTTGCGGCCGTATATAGCCTTCATGTCGCGCCAGACGCTCCACGGAATACGGAAAAACTGCTCAAACTTAAAACTCACAAGCACGAAGCAGCTCGCGCCCATTTTCTCATAATTCTCGAGCAACTCAGCCTGCCGGTCGGTGACTGCTGCAAAGTCTATCTTGTCGGCGTCTGTATGTTTAGCCTCAAAAGCAATGCAGCGGCCTCCGTTGAGTATTCCCTTGTAGTCGTTCTGGCTCTTTTTGGTGAATACGGCAATATACTGGCCGAACCTGCGATCGCCGTATGGCTTGATCGGCTTCATAGGTTCCGGCGTCTTTTCTATGTCTGCAATATTCTCGGCGCGGTAGTAGTCGCAGGCGCCGGAGATCATTCTCTCGAAGCGTTCGCCGGCGTATTTAGCGCGGCGGCCCTGCTGCCGGCGTTCCTGAGCTTTGATATTCTGCTCGGCCATGTACGGAGTCGGATCCGGGTAGCCTTCAGCGTTTCGTCTATTATCTGCCAATATTATGCACCTCCTCGCAGGAGTCCGTTCTTTCGCAGGTCCTCCTCAATCACTTGCACAAGCCCGGAGGCTTGCGTCTGGTTTATGTCAATAGTTGCACAAAGTTTAGGCTCTGCAAGCGCTGGCATGGCAGCAGGAGCGGCGGCCAGCATACCAGCCGGGAGTTTCTGGGTTATTTTTGCGTTGTCGTATATTTCCATTACGCACTCAACAAACTCAGGCGGGCCGAAAACTTGGATCTCGATCCCGAGCACTCCGGCAAGCTGTATCTCTCCAAACATTCCAGAAGATACGCGGCAGCCGTAAACTCTTATAAGCTGGCAATAGCGGAGAAGCTGGAGCCCGCAGAGCAGGCCGAGTTTTCTTTCCTTCTTGTTGGTGTCGTCCACAAATTGAGTAAAATATACATGCGGAGCGATTGGCAGCAGTCCTTCGAGAAGGGCCTCTCTGCAATATTCCTGCGCTTTTATGATGTTTTTCTCGTAATCGCCGCGGCACGGCGAGCATATATAAGTCATTTTCATGGTCGTGCCTCCTTAAATTATTTTTATGACTTGGCGACTGCTGCCGGGTTCCCATACAAACCACGAGTAGCTCGTGGCGTCGGTTCCATGCCCGGTAAAGCTCGGACGCTTATGCAGCGTATAGAGTCCGGCAAGCTGGTGATCTTCCTGCTGCCAAAATTCAAAACGCTGGTCGCTTTCCATGAACGCGGTGCGGAGCAGGAAAATGAGCCTGCCGCCCGGTTTTAGCAGTCCGAGGCTTTTCTCTACAAATTCGATCGCCTGATTAAATGGCGGGTTGCCGATGATAAGATCGTATTTTTTGCCGAGGTCCATGCTCAGAAAATCGTCAATTATAACATTGACGCCGAGCTCCTGCAGGGTTTCTGCCTCCTCTGGTCTTATTTCCACCGCGTCGATCGAAAAATCGCCGTATTTTTGCAATGTCTTGATGATGTTACCGCAGCCGGCTCCCGGTTCCAGCACCTCGATCCCCCCCCTCAGAGGGAAAACGTCGAGAAGGGCCTCAATCGTCGGGATCGGTGTAGGATAGAAGTCGTGCGGCTTTCTGTTGCTGCCTCTATTTGTTGCACTCATTCGGTGTCCTCCATTTCTAAAAAATCAAAAATATTAAGCTGCATATCTTCGCAAGCAAAACGCTCGTCAAACTGTCGAACCGTTGATCTTTGCGTGAATTTAGTCGGGCTTGCGTCGTCTAATGCAAGCAGCTCCCTCCATAATTCCGGGTGCTCTTTTCTTAACCTCCTCAGCTCATTTATTCGCTGATTGTGACAAAACCAGCAGCCGAGCCGGGTGCGGCCGTTGTTATATGCTGGGGACAAACACCCCCCCCGCTTGCAAATAGCAAAGGCCTCGGCCTCTGTTATTCCATATTGCACCAGCGGCAGTATATTATTGTTTTCCGTTTTGCGGTGGATCCGCTTCGGCTCGTCGGCAGCAATGCCAACTATTGCCGTATAATTACCAGCTTTTGCTTGCCACGCTCTGATCGGTGCCATTTTCAACCTGCTGTTACACCATGCGCCACAACGCATTGGAAAACCGTATATTTTGCCGATTTTTGCACCTTTTTCATAGGTTTTAAAAAACATGTCGCAATAACTGACGTCTGCCTGCAAAATAGTGGTTTTAATTCCGTAACGCTTTTCTAATAGCGGGATAGCTGTTTCATGTATAAAATACTCATGTTCCGGCAATTCTGCCGATATTCTGTCATTAAACATAAGTCGGCAGTATATAGCTTCATCGACGTGTATGCCGTGTTCTTCGGAAACAATAATAGCGGCGAGGCTGTCCTTTCCAAACGAGCACGAGGCTATTTTATTTAGCTCCTCGTTGCTCAATGTTTGCCTCCTTATCTGCTGCGCCAGCTCTGGCCCTCCATGACGAGTGCCTCGCACATTTCTCGCAGCCGGTCCACGGTTGCCCGGGCGGTTGTGTCGTCTCCTCCGGGTGGCGTGAGCCGTTTCTCAAGTTCTGTGTCTGTGTAGTTACTTGTTACGATTGTTGGCTTGTAGCCCTCATATCGCGAATTTATGATCGCGTAAATCTTAGAGACGCCCCACTCGGTCGGGGGCTCTTTTCCCATGTCGTCAATAACAAGGAGCGGTACCGTCTCATATATTCGCAGGATTTCGCCCTCAGATATTTCTCGCTTGTCGTATGTAGCCTTGATCCGGGCCAGCATGTCGATCATTGTCATGCAAATAACTGGCCGGCCGTTCTGGATCAATTTGTTAGCAATAGCAGCAGCGAGGTGAGTCTTTCCGACGCCTATGTCACCCAGAATAAAAAGCCCGTTTTTCTTCTGGTCCATATTGTCGAAGCTCTGAGCGTATCGCTCGGCCGCTTCCTTTGCTCTGGCCGTTTTCTTGTCAGGCGTCTGGAAGTTCTCGAAGGTACGCTCCAAAAAGCGGCCCCTCATTCCTGAGTCGCATTTGAGTCTTGCGATCTTTTGGCGGGTTTCCTCCTCAGCTTTGCGCTGTGCCTCGAGTTTTTGTTCCTCTTTTTCTCTGGCCGCTGCCTCGATAGCTCCCGGACATTCGCACGGGATAGCAGCCGGGATCCAGAAAATGCGGCCCATGTTGCTGAGTTCCTTGCCTCTGTGGTACCTTAGCTTTCCACAATAAGGGCAAGGCACCGGCTCCGGCGGTGGTTCCGGCCAGTTTCTTGACTCATTGCTATATAGCCAGTCGTCAAGTTGCGTTTGTGAAGCCGGTGAGCTTGTAGCGGGATCCGTTGTTGTCTGGTTCGTTTGCATTGTCCGGGCCTCCTTTGTTGTCATATTTGCCCTCCAGCACCTTGCACATGTTTGTCGGTTTCATTATCCAGTCAAAGTCAGCCGTCCAGTTGCGATCGTTTTCTCCTCGCATGAAGTCGCTCGCCTCCGTTTTTCTGAATAATGTCTCGAAAGTCTGAAGGTCTGGGTATGTTTTAAAACGTGCAGCCACGGCCTTGCGTCTGGCTCCGTCGATTTTCTGGATCTTCGGGAAGCTCTGGCAGATTGCATTGTATAACTCCATAATTTTGACGTATGGAGTCGGATCTGCTTTGTCTTTTGAGCTGGCCGCTGGTGCCTCGTGCTCTGGAGGAGCACTTAAAGGATCTTTATTATCTCTACTCTTATCTACTCTACTCTTATCTACTCTGCCGGCGGTCGTTTGTTGGTCGTCCGGCGGTTGTCCTGCGGTCGCTTTTGCAGCTGCTTTTGAAGCAGCTCGGCGTTGTCGAGAGCGTTCTCTTTCTTTTTCGCGGCCCTCGATCAAACTGCCTGCATATTCCTCCCAATCATGGATCAGGAGTACGTCAGGATCGTGCTCGTCGTGGTCCAGCAAACCCGCAGAAATTAAGGCCTGCAGCAGCTCGTCGGCGTCGCCTTTCCATTGCGCTGCTCGAGCGATATTTCGGGCGCTAATTTCTGAGACGTTGCCGTCTGGAGCATTGTCGAGAGCCCAGAGCCAGAACGAAGTCAGGAGCCCGATCATGTGAGGCGGTTCTATTTCGAGCGCGTCGGCAGCGTCTAAAATTTTTCTATGTTCTCTGATTGATTGGTAAATTTTCAACCACGCCACGGCGTTTTCCTCCTTCCTTTTTTGGTCGTCCTTTGTCTTGGGTTTGTTTTTGATTTTGGTCGTTTGTCGGTCGTCCGGCGGTCGTCCACCGGTCGCAAGAAGCAGCAGAAGGACTAATTAAACGGCAGCTCCTCGTCTATTCCGTCGGGAATATTCATAAAACCGTCACCGGCCGAGCTCTCAGGAGGTGCCTGCTGGCTTCTGTTGTTCTGGTTCTGGCTGTTTTTGCTTTCTGCAAATTCCTGATCCTCGATAACAACATCGGTGGTGTAAACCTTGCGGCCTTCTCTGTCTGTATAGCTTCCAGTCTGGATCCTGCCGGTGACTACCAGCTTTGTGCCTTGTCTGAAATATTTTTCAGCATGTTCGGCTTGTCGGCCAAAAGCTACGCAAGAAATAAAATCCGCGCTTTGTTCGTTTTCTCTGCGTATTCTACGATCTACGGCCAGCGTGTAGCGTGCTATTGCCATAGACTCGGCACCCTGAGAGTATCGCACCTCGGGATCGCGGGTGAGTCGGCCCATTAAAATGACTTTGTTCATTGTTTATTTCCTCCGTTTCTGAGTTCCTTCGCCGTTGCGTCCATACGCTTGCAGGCGTCGTCATATTCTGACATTGTGAGAGCTTCCGGCGTCTTGTGGTATAAGTAATTGATCCGGCCGTCTGTCTGGTCTTTACTGAGGCCGGCGTCCTCGGCTTTTCTATATAAGCGGTTGAGCTGAGCACTTGTCGGGTGTTTCTCGCCTCCGTTTTGGCCGTTCTGAGCCGATTTTTGATTGTTGCCTCTCTGTTGGTCGCCTGCATTATTTTGGAGCGGCTGTGAGGCTGTTTGAGGGCTTGCTTTTGGTTTTCCGCGCATGTCTGGATCGACTTCGCCCATGTCAATGCTGAATTTCTCGAAAAGGTAGTATTTTATTGCATAGGTCCACGCGCTGCCTTTGGCTTTTGCCGGATCGTCATTCCATGCGATCGCATGAGTCTGAGCCTCGTCAACGTCGTCCTCGTTGTCTGCATTAGTCCATTGAATTGTCAGATCGGACTCATACAAAAACATGAGGCCGCCGTGCTGCATGTTCATGGTTTTAATTTGGGCGTTTTCTTCTCGGATCACGTCGAAGTTGACGCCGAGCTCATTCATGGTCGGAGTAATAGCGCGCCATACGTCGTCAATCTTTGCGAATTTATAGGGAACCTCCTCGCTGTGTTGTTCCTTTTCAATTCGAGGGATTTGACGGCGCAGCTCGATGAATTTCTCCTGCAGGCTCATTACCTCGATCGGTTTGTCCCGCCGCGTCTGGAATGAGACAACCGGCGAGCCCGCCTGCGTTTCTGTCTTTTTTTCTTCTGGCATTTGGTTTCTCCTCCTTATGCCGCCGCACTCAGGCGGCGGGATTTATACAATTTACTGGATAATGAAGCAGACCGGCACGCGGAGCCCGTTGCTCGCGCCGTTCCAGTTGACCGAGCCGCCGTGGCCGTTCACACCCACGCAGTAAGTAGAGGAGCCGCTCGCCACGGACGCCAGCCAGTACCAATCAGGAGAGCCGCCTTTCTTGTCGCATTTGATACGGTTGCGGCGGTCTTTGTAGTATTCGATCTGTGGGTATGTGTCGTCGCCAGAATAGCAGCAGTTTCCGAACATTTCCGACTCGGTAGGTAAAAAGAGACGGCAGCGGAATGTCTCGCCGTTTTCCTGAGTTCTCTCAACCTCAGCAATAACAGCGCGAAGCTCCTCCGGCAAATTGTTGAATACGGTCTCGTTGAGGTGTTTCTTGACGTCAGAAGCGGAGAAGCCGCCGGCGTTGCGATTATTTTCGTTGTATGGAACCTCTGCCTGCAGGCAGTCTTTACTCTCAAAACGAGCCCAGCCGTCGCCCATGTCTACAATAACGAGATCCATTTCCTCGCCGTCGAGCGTCTGCTCTGTTACAATGTCGCCGACTCTGAGGCCGCTTTCGTTGTTTCTGATTTTCTGGGCCAATTCTTCCCAGTTGATTGCTTTTTCTGTGGTTACGATCTGTGTTAATGTTGCCATGATGTGATCCTCCTATTTATTTTTTAATCTCCGCATAAAAGCGGTGGTTGTTAATGGTTAATACATAGCGCTGCGACTCGTGGAAGTCGCTCGACACTCTGTCCGGGTTGTAAAAATATTTGATCGGCTCCGTGGTTGCTATGAGTCCGAAGTCAAAGACATAAGTCACGGCCAGAAGGGCCTCGTCAGTAGGTTCCGGCCTGCTTTTCGCGTAAGAGTAGCGGACTGCTGCCTCTGGCGGCCTGATCCCGTCGTCCTCGCTGGCCTGCAGCAAGCATTGACAAATTGCAATTTTTCCGGCCAGAGGTTCGCCTGCTGCCTCTGCGGTGACTATTTGGGCCACCTCATAGCGCTCGGCGTCTGTTAGTGGGTACCTAACCTCAAAACCAGCCTCAGCGGCCCACGCATTTGCAAGACTCTCCATGTCAATGAGCTGCGGCTCACCGTCTGCCGTCATATATATGGCAAAATATCCGGTTTCCGGTGCCTCCGTTGGGGTAGTGGTTGTTTCTTCGGTTTGTCCCGCTGCCTGAGTTTCTGCCTCTGTGTCTCCGGTTCTTGTTGCGATAAATAGCACAACAAAAACCAAAAGCAACAGAGCAACAACCGCGAGAGCTCTGCGCATGTATAAAATGCGGAGCCTTCTCGAGTTTTTCCACTTTCTTTTTTTGCGCTTTCGTGCTATAATTTGTCTGTGATCTTCGTGTTTTGGGACGGACTCAGGCGAGAGCGCCGTCTCCTTCTTCGCGGTCACTGGGGCTGGACGTTCTGGGCGTCTGGCCCTTTTAAATTCTTCAACATTCTGCATTTTTCTGTATGCCTCCTTTTGGCTCGTAGTTTCTAAGCTCGCAGAGCGCGATCGTGAAGTCTGAAAAAGCGAGTTGTTTCACTAAGTCAGCCACCAACAAGGCGCGGTACCAGCCGGAGCGGTACGTCTCGGCGTCCTCGGGTTGTGTTTCTATTGCGCGCTTGAGCTTTTTGTCTGCATAGGACTCGGCCCTCTGCATTTCATTCTCTGGGACAGTCTGGCCCAGCAATTCAAAAACCGCCTCGCGGCTGTATTCGTCGCTCATTTGGTGCCTCCTATTTATCTTTCTTATTTCCTCCGTTTTTGGCGTTGTAGCTGAGAATTACCAGCGTTACGCAAATAATAATTGTAATAATTACGCCGTCGCTCATTGCGCGGATCCTCCTTCCTTTAAGTCTGGCAGCCTGCAGCCGAGCTTGTACGACTGCGGCAAGTATGTGAGCTGGTTCAATTTCCGGCCGGTGACTCCGTATCTCGGGTTGTAGCCTATTAAGTCGATGTAGTCCTCCAGATCGTCCCGCTCCGCGGCCATTGCTTTTGTTACCTCGTAAAGTGCGAGCACGTCGTCGATCGCTCTGTGGCTGTTTTGTACGCTCCCGGTGAGGCCGTAGTGCTCAATAGCAGCCTCCAACTTGTGAGGATATGCTGCGCGGTCCTTGTATACCGTCAGAGAGTCCAAAGCTCGCAATTTTGGAGCTTTCGGAACCATGCCGCAGCGTTTGAACATTTCCAGAGTGAAAAGCAGGTCAAATTGTATATTGTGAGCCACCAGCAGCACCTCGCTGTCGCTGTGGATCATGTTGCAGAATACCCTGCAGGCTTCTTTATACGGGATCCCGCGCTGTGCGAGCATGTCGTCGGTGATGTGTGTCAATTCGACGATCTTCTCCGGTATCTTTTCGCCCTCTGGCAATTTGCAGAAGGTGTCAATTTTGAGCTCTATGCCTTTTTCTGTTACCAGAGCGGCCGCCAGCTCGATGATCTGATCCTTTTCAGGATCGAGGCCGGTCGTCTCTGTATCGAAAAATATAATTTTCTTAAATCGCCGCAGTAATGCCTTCACGCTCCAGCACCTCCTTCGCAACGAATAGCTTTTCGGTGGCCGGCACGGTCTTATTTTGGTTCATGGTGCGGCTCACGGTATGGATCCAAACCGGTGCAAAATCTTCCGGCGCTTCCTGCTCACTCACGAGCACAATATTGTCACGGCTCCAGAGTCTTGCAATGTTCCAGAGTTCTGAGTGGTCGAATGGTTCGACGCTTTTGTATTGCTTCGTGTTGGCGTATGGTGGATCCAGATATATGACGCAGCGCTCCGGCTTCCATGCGCGGTAGTCTTTATGTAAGAAAAGCACACCTTCCAGATCTTTGCGCTGGGCCTCAATGTTTCGGCGTCCTTCGTCCTGATAATCTCGGAGCCCTCCGGTTGTCTGTGTCTTTCCCGAAAAGCCGCCGTCGAAAAATCGGCCATTATATGAGGCCACAAAACCAACATAGCCGACATACCACTCAGGATATGCGTCACGGTTTGCTCGTACTGCTGCGTATTCTTCGCGCTCTATGTAGCCCGGCAATTCGCCGCCGCTTTGAACGTGTTGCAGTAGGGCGATCAGGTATTTATTGCAATCGCTCGCAATGCGCTGGGGTGCCTCGATCTTGTCGATGATGTTGCAGCCTCCGCAGAATGGCTCGAGATATGTCTCGAAGCCGCTGCGGTTGATCTGGTCCTGAATAATTGGCACTATGTAGCGAGCGACTTTTGTCTTGCTTCCCATGTATTTCATGTAGCTGCTGCCTCCTTTCTGAGTTCTCTTTGTTTTTTCCAGTTTTCATAGTCAGCCCGGACGGCTGGATCCTCAAAAATTGCGGCCATGCCGTGAAGTATTGCCCGACATAGGGCGTCGCTCTCGTTGGGCGGCATAGCCTCGAGGTTGACGTTGAGCTTTTCCGGGGTTCTGGTACCCACGATTTTGAGAGTTTTCATTGCCATAAGTTCGCTCCTTCCTCTGTGTTGTCTCACACACCGGGCAAATATAGCCTTCCGGTGGAATAACCGCCAGAGTGCTGAGCTGCCAATCTTTAC